CCACTGCTTAAGGTAGACCTAGGACCACCTGCTTTTGCACTTGCTGTTATACCTGCTTCTCTAGCTCTTTGTAACCTGTCGTTTTGCCTTACTTCGTCGTTAATGCGTTTGTTTTGTGCTTTTTCAGCAGCAGCTACTCTGTTTATAGAAGCTAGTTCTGCTGCTTCTTCTGCTTTTATGTTGTTTAACTTGTTTGTTTGTAGTTGTTTTTCGTAAGCTTGTTCTGTTTTAAATACTTTTGCTAAAGCTTTATCATATTCTTTTTGGTAAAATTCAAATCTAGCTTTATCTGCTGCAGGAGAACCTAATATAGACCTAGCTGGACCGCTGCTTAAGGCTGAACGGGCACCCCCACTAAGCGTTCCAGGGCGTGTTACTGCTGTGGCTGCATCTCTAGCTGCTTTCTGTGCATCGCGAACTAGCTTTATTTCGCGTTTTAGTTGTAGCTCACGCCGGTCAGAAAGAGAGGTTTGGCGCCTTTCAGCGGCGTCTATGAATTCGTACTTTCTCTTCTGTGCTTTTCTTAGCTGCCCTTCAGTAGCACCTAGTTCACGTAGCCTATCTATCTGCTTGTTGTAGTCAGCAATGCGCTGCTTCTGCCCGATATTTTTATTGGTTGCTCGATTTATTTCGTTTTGTGTTGTGAGAATTCGGCCCAGGCCAGTAGCTACACGTTCTTGTATCTCAGCATTTTTTGGGTTAGCAGCAGCTATTTTGTCCAGCTTTGCAACTGCCTTCTTTCGGCTTGCTACGTCTAGAGCACCAGCGCGTTGCAGCTTTATGCGGCGTCCTTCTTGCAGCTCTAAAGCATTATTTAGGCGTAACTCGTATGCTATTTGGCGAGTTTTTTTTCTTCTATACGCTAAGTCTTCTGCTCTTTCTTGTTTTAAAGCAATAAATTCTTGCCTAGCTCTTTGAATGTTTACTAAGTTTTTTAAAGATGCTGCTGTTCTAGGATCAGATAACTGTGCTATCTTATCTTCTAATTTTTTAAGTGCCGCTAAAGCTGCGGTGTCATTTATATTTATTCTTATATTGGCATCAAACTCAGCCATCGACCTTTAGCACTGTATGCTTAGATTCTAACGCCGCCTTCTAGCTTTTTCCATTTGCTTTTCTTGGTCCTCGTTTAATATTTGGAAATAGGCGCTCCAACCAATTAGCTCTTCGGCTGTCATTGTGGTGCGGACTTCAGACAAGCTCATGCCAAGCTCCTTGGCCACGCCAAACTGCAGCATGAGCCAGTTGTCTTTACGAAGTTCCGCGCTTAGGATTTTGGGTCCATTGGCTCTTCATCGTCTTGAAGAACAGCAAGCATTAAAGATTGCAGGTCCCTGTCCTTCACCTCGTTCTTTAAAACGTCGATTTCACCAGCTGAAAACAAACGCTTACCGTTTTCATCTTGGGCCTTAGACAGCAGTAGCTGCAGTGCGAACGCGCCAGCGTCGTCGGACTTTGCTTGCTTTTGGGCGCGTTCTCTCTCCGCCATTGTCATAGGCGTTACCCACATTTCAAATACTGAGCCATCGGAAATCTCGACTTCGCGTTTTACTGGCTGCAGGTTTGCCGCTTTACGCAGGCGGTCGATTGGGCGAAGTGTCCCAGCCATAAATACTACATTGACTTAAGTGCAATCTAGCGTAGCGCAATAAAAAAACCCCGGTTTTTGCCGGGGTTTTCTTACTTAATAAGTTTTAAGTTATGCGGTTGCGCTGAGGTCAAACACTGGCGTGCTGGATGGCCTGAAGTTTACAGCCACTGATTGGGCATCATCAGGGTTGACATTCATGCTTGCAGAAGTAAGCACTGCGTCAAACTCGATCGAGCTACTAAGGGTGTTACTTACGGTGCCACCGCTGAACACCTCGTTGGTGTAAAGTTTAAAGCCTGCACCTGTTTGATTGCGCTGGAGAACGTCGTCTACAATTCGGTTACCCAAAGAAGCGTCGTTATCGGTCATGTAGATTGTTGCGCTTCCCGTGCCATCGCCGAAGCCGGAGATGTAAGTACGGAAAGGCACGTACTGGCCAGGGGTTTGGCCGATGCTTGTAACGTCAAGCTCTGCTCTAGTAATCTCGAAATTCCAGTCCCTTACTTGACCGATGACCGTGTAGGAGTCATAAGCAACCTGGAAGGCATTTGGAGATACAGCTGTGCCGTCATCTGACAGCGTTACGGCAGAACCGCCATCGGTTGCGGAAACCTGAAGTGCTCCAGTTGCAGCGTCGTAGCTACTGACGTAAAAGGTTGTGGCGGCTGAAAGACCACTTGGAAGTGTTCCACTGCCAGCCAAGTGCGTTGTAGTATTTACAACGCTGAATTGCACTGGGTCACCTACCTTGAAGTTCAGATAGGTTTTTACGGTGATCGTGTCAGTACCTACATTTACGTCTGTTTCGGCAAACGTATCTGTAGTACCGGCAGGCTTGTAGTAGAGGGCACCCGAAGTGCCGGACAGAACGGTGGTGGCCATTGGTACGCCAAAAATTAAAGGTCTCTGCGGGCACTGCCCGGCTTATTACAGGTTAGCGCCTATTTAAGTCAGTACAGTTGCTACATAGCCGGTGTCAATGCGGCCCATAAAATGTGGTGATTCTTCAGTAGCTGAAAAAATTGGGCCGTTTATTTCACCCAATTTTACGAATACACCTGTAGTAGCTTTGGCCGTGTCGTTAATAGTCTCTAATACGTTCACAGCAGTTGTTACCAATTCTTGATTGCGGGCCGGACCACGCCCCTTTTCTGTAAACAAACGGATCACTAACGCTCCACGGGCATTATCTAAGCTAGAGGTGAGTGTTGGTTCGTTGGTTAGGCCAAACGTGATGTTGACGCGGACATACTCGGTGGTTGTGTTTGGTGGAACTGCAGTGATGTTGTCGAAGTACACCGGCACTGCAGGGGACAGGTTGTTAAACGCCGTCAGTAACGGGTTTTCCATTGATGCCCGGATCGCTTGGTAATTCATTAATTTTCCTTAGCAAAGGCAATTTTTACCCCTTTACCTAGAGCTTTCTGTAAGCCTCCCCCATTTAAATAAGTGGGAAACCAATCCAGCTCTGCCGTAGACCTAGAGTTACCCTCATCAGAATTTTGCACCTCTCCACGTCTTTTTCCTACCCGTTTGCCTTCTTTAACTACTTTGCCAACAGGGTCTCCTATGGCTACAAACTTGCCTTCTTCAATGTCCAAAGCTTGAAGTGCGTACTCTGTTGTGTTACGAATAACTAATTTGGGCGATCTTGAAACTGCTTTTACAGTATCCGGGAGCTTTGCAGTGTCTCTAATTGTGTAAGGAAAACTGCCCTCGGGGCCTGCGCCTACTCCTGGGGCATCAGCAACCCAACTGTTAGCAAACTCTCCAGTCCAATTTGGTCCTGCTTTTGCTAGATCATTCATTATTTCCACAGCCGCATTACGCGCACTGCTTTGTGCCTTACGGCGAACATACCTATTTAATTGCCCACGTAGAGACATTACTGCGGCCTCGCGATTACTTCATGATAAATCGCTTTCTCGCCCCTGAAAGTCAAAATGTTGATGATCTTGGCTTCGCGGGTTTCGCCTGCCTGTGGATACTGCACACGATCCGCTTCTGTTGGGTAATAATCGCCAAGCTCTGCCGTACCAATCAAGATCTTTACGTCCGTGCTTTGGTACAAGCCTTCCGATTCCCGTGGGGTAAGGCGGCTAATGATGCCCTTTACCGTCACAGTGACGTCCGCTCCAGTCACAGCCCCTGTAGTGGGGTCGTAGGCGCGGGGTGTAGTGGTCTTGATGTACGTGATGTCTTGGCCCCAGTCATTAAAGATTTGGGCTGGAATCGGCGAAAACGTGTCGTCTATTCTTGACATTTCATCCTCTAACAACGCGCACTTGATAACCCCCAGAACCGCCCAAGGTGAAGGCCCCAAGGTAGGACTGCAACCAAGGGTAGACATCAAAAATGTTGTTCACAGATCCAGTTGCCTGGCTATCTGTGTTGTACTTCACCTTTAGTTCACCTAGCTCGACTTCTTCATACAAACCTTCGGTTCCCGTGTTACCCGTGACCGCTTCGGTGTCGTTTGCTAACGCACGCGCCAGCTCGTAGGTGGCGTATTTGATGTCCGCTGGGATGGTGGAACATGTAAGTTCTACCCGGTCAACGTGGTAGTTGTTGCGCGGCCAGCTCAGTGCTTGGCCATTGTCGCAACGGTCGCCGTAAAAGTTAAGTACGTCGATCCAGCGGGTTGCGCTGATGATGGCGCGGTTCTTTTGGTCGTCAGTTTTGTCGTCCCAAGTTGAAGAACTTGGAACGGTCTCGAAATAGGCGTTTGCTTCCGCCAGCGTCACAAAGCTGTTGGAATTTGCGCCCTTTAATGTGGCATCAATTGTTGCGGCCACAAGACTGCAGGGATACTTTCTTTGATTTTAGCCCAATAAAAAACCCCGCCGAAGCGGGGCAGTATCAGCTTTTGCTGGACGTATCACGCGATTGCGCTGGTGTCCAGTGGGCTGTTGACGATCATCTCGACCATTGGGATCAGGTCGATGTCGTAGGTGGCTGACCAGTTGCCAGCGGTGGCCAGAGTGCCGTTGGTGGGGTTGTCACCAGCACTGGTCCACTTGGTGCCCATCACGTGATACGCGGTGTGGTAATCCACAGAAAGCACGTCTTGCTTCGAGAGCACGTTGCGGTCTGCTTCAATACGCAGATCCTGCTGGACGCCTTCCAGAATTGAACCCCCGCGCATCAGGTAGCAACGGAACTCCTTCACGTCGCCTGACGTTCCAGGGACCACAGTGTTGACCTGTGGATCCATGATCACGTTGCAGCCTGCAAACTCGCCGATGCTGCGAGCACCGACGCCGACGCCGCCACCGCCCCAGGTCACTGCGCCAGCAGCGGCCAAGGCGGAGGTGCTAAAGGTCAGAAGACCAATTTGGTACAGGTAGAAACCAACGGATGGGTGGACAATCAAGGTGTCCAGCTCATCGCCACGCTCGCCGAGTGCAGAACGGGCTTCAGCTACGTTTGCCGCAGTCAGGAAATTGGCTTCGGTTTGTCCTGAAGTTGCAGCAACTGCCTTGTCCAAAGAATGGGCAGACAATGCTGTCCCAAACAAACCCGAAAGTTGTGAGAACAGACGGGCGCTGTTCAGCTTGTTGATTGCATCGGCAAGCTGGTTGCGGATGTGGAGCATTGGGTCTTCACCCGCCGCCAACATCGCAATGTCGTCCACTGCATACGCGAAACCGCGATGGCAAATGGAAGCAATCTGGGTGCCGGTGCCGATCTTTTGGGGAGTCAGGTAACCACCGCTGCTTGTGCCCCACGTAGCTGTACCGTCCATGATCTCCTCAGTTGGAGATACAGGATTAAATTCGGGCACCTGAATGCGGGTGCCGCCTTCGCGGGCATCCAGCAATGGATTACGAACAACAGCGCCAGACTTGATGAACAAGCTGCGCTCTTTTACTGCCTCAGACACATAGGTGCTGAGATTATTCCTCTTTACGATGTCCGCGAGTAGGACACCGCCGGAATAATTCTGAAATGGTGCGGCCATCTTAGAAAACCAACGTTAAAGGTGTGTGCGGGGTCCAAGCCACGGACTTGGTGAGACACGCCCCACCGGGGCTACAAAGAAGCTTCCCTTTCCAGCACAGCTGCAAGTTCGGGCTCCTCTGCTTTTAGTTGCATTTGTCTCGTTATGTTAATACTACCGGCCTTAAACGGATTAGGCATTCCGGGCGCGATAACAGAATTTGGTGTCGGCTTGGCTCCCATGCCAGCGGCGCTGCTGGGCTTAAAGTGGTGCTCAAAACCTGAACCAGGGTTCTTTAAATTGCCTAAGTAGTTAGTAATATCTTGTTCGACACCCTTATCCAAAATTACAACGTCGCCGTTGTCCTTTTTGTGCAGGTTGTTTTGTACCAGCAAAAGCATTTGCTCGGCGTTGATGGCACCGGCTTGGCTGATTGCGGATAACGCTTTTGTACGCATAGAAGCTTCCTCGTTGGAGACCTTTAGGTCCGCCAACTGACGCTCCAGTGCGCTGATTTGTACGTCCTTTTCTTGGGCGCTTTTATTAGCTTCTTCCCAAAGATCTTTCCATTGGCCTTGGTCTTCCAGCGTTTGTTTGCGCTGGTCGTCCTGCTTTTTGTAGACCTCATCCAGCTTGGATTTGATGCCTTGGAAACGTTCCTCGGCTTCAGTTGCTTGCTGTTTTAAAGCGGCAAGCTGGGTCTCGTATTCGGCTTTGACAGCAAGCGCAGGGTCTGGTTGCTGTGGAGCGGTGTCGGCTGCAGCCACGGGCTGGTCAGAACTCGCCACGGGCGTGTCCTGGATGACGTGCTCTTCCATAGTCAGAAGTCAAAAGTGGTAGTAGGGGTTTCTTCCGCAGGCTTTGATGGCTTGCGCTTACGAACAGCTTTGCATACCTTGGGTTCAGGTTGCTGTTCGCGTAACTCGACAAGTTCCCATACTTCGGAACCGTCAGGTTTGGTAACTTTTTCTAGGGACTTGCCCATGTAGGCGTACTCCATGTACTCCTTTAGTCTACTCGTGTAGTTTACAAGAACTCGTAAGTATGCGGTTATTCTTCCTCGGTGTCTTGAGTATTAGTGTTAGCGTTTTGTTCCTCACTAGCGGTAGGAAGAATTTCACCTTGGACCAAAATTTGGCGGAACTCGTCGCGTCCCAGTACGCCTTGGTCGAACAATGCCGTCAGCGCGGTTACGTCCTGCCCGATTAAACGATCAATGTCAAAATCGCGGCTGATGCTTACCTCCGGTGGGGCGATTCCTACATAGTCGGCGGCTAAATTGAAAGCTTTTTGTAGCGCCTGTTCCAGATCGAGAGATACCATCGACAGCATTGAGTTTGTGTCTACACGGTCCAAGCGGCGGGCGTCGGCGGATTCGGCAACAAATTTTTGTTGGCTAAGTGTGCTGATGCCAAGGGTGGCCATTTGCATCTGTAGCTCGCGGATTTCGTTGGACTGCGCTTCAAATGCGTTCGCGGCTGGCTCCACGTAATAAACTGTGTTGCCAGGTTGGGTTGCCATTGCGTAGTTGACGCTTACAGCTACGTCTTTGGATTGGTCGTCCCAGCCTTCAAGGACAAGAATTGGTTGGCTTGCGATGTGCAGGCTGTGGATTAAATCGGCTTGGCGTTGAAAATGTGCCAGGTTTAAGTAGGCAATGTCAAGTAAGGGCGGCTTACTTGTAAGGGTGTCGACCTTGCCTGCATATGTTGTGACAAGTGGGATTTGGCCCAGGCTGTAGTCGCCTGATTCCACTAGCTCATAGTCCGAGGTGGCATCTGTTGCGTCGAAAGCGTTTGGATATGGGAAACCTCCCTGCATGTCCTTCTTGGTTTCGACCTGCCGGTAAATGCGGTACTGGCCCGGTTCGATAACACGGATCTGGTCATATACTTTTTCGCCAAATTCGCCGTCAGGAACTACTGCCTTTTCTTTGATGCGGACCTGCACGAGGTTGCCGTAGTTGACCTCACGGTCCAACCGCCAGCCGTAAATGTTGTCTGGGTCCACCTCGATCCAGTACGGGCGGCGGTTAAGTTCGCGCTCTTCCGCAAGGCTGCGGGCACCTGTTGGAGCTGGAAAATCTACTAGTGTATGACAATGCCCGTAAGTTAGTGAGCACAACAGCAGGCGGCGGGCGTACTCGTCTAAATCTGAGCCGCAACCATCAACGTCCTTCCCAAAAATATCCGTCCAGTATGGGTCGCCTACCAAACTGATGGGTTTGCGCAGAATTAGTCCTGCAGCAGCACGCACCAGGCGCTGCGTAAATGGGGAAAATACGGCCCGGTTTACACGCGCTAAATACGCCGTGTAGTCCTCGCGGGGTTCAATTGGTAAGAACGCCTCGCTGTTCTCGCGGAGATATTCCGTCCCAAGGGTGACGGCCTTCATGATTTCCCAGCCCTTCATCATGTCCAGCACCGCTTGCGTGCGGGTGAACGGACTGTCCGCTCCACCGAGGGTGTTGGAACTTACAAGGTGGGTGCGGATTTGGCCGGGAACTGAATACGTCACTTAGTCACCATTTCTCGCGATTTGCCCAGTAAGCGGCGGACATTTTACCTTTTTTGATACTAGCGGCGTGGCCCGGCGTGCGTTGATAGGTGGATAGCATCAGGACCGTGACAGA